ACGGAGGGTGCAGCATTCTTCTTTCGCATCGAAGTGGCATTATACTCGTCTGCGGCGAGCATAGCCGATTGGAATGGTCGGTTATCAGCCCATAAAGACGGATCACAAAGACGAAACGGCGGATGCTCTGATGCCTTGTACCAAAACACCTGATCTTCTAGCTTGTTGGAGCTCACGTTGTTACAAATGACCAGTCCTTCATAGTTTTCCGTGCACTGATCCATAAAATCACAAAACATCTCAAAGGTAGGAAACATACCTGCGTAATTCTCGTAAATCCTACGACGATTACCTAGGATATTCTCACGAAGGATGAACACAAAGTCCACGTTGGTACGAAGATTAGGTGTGATACCAAGCGGGTACTGCATGGTGATAATTGTCATCATGTCTAAGTGACGACCGTTCATGAACACAAAGCGAGTACTCTCTTCATTGATCCACTCTTTTGCAGCGTAGAGACAGTCATCCAAAATCATGAATGCACGAGGATCAAACGCTTGACCACTTGCTTTGGTCTTCATAAATCTCTGCTTGGCAGCAAACTGACGCTTGATAAAGTTCTGGACTTTACTAGGTTCATATTTGTCATGAATGAGCTTTGAAGGAACAAATGCCTGAAAATACTCGTTGACTGCCTCTGTAGGCGAGATCACTAGGCCAGCCGGAAAGCAGTCTTGAACGTTAAAAAGTAGGTCACGCGCCAAGAAGGATTTACCCGTATCCTTCTTTCCGATGATGACGATCATGGGACTTTTTCGTGAGTCCATCGAACATCGCTCTTTGATCATGTCCATGTTGAACTTTTTGAGTTGAAAATTCATCTTGTTCTCAGCGTCGTTTATTTTTTCACATTCATCGCCGAGACAGTTCATAATGGGAAAAGATCTGAAATCCACGGCATTTCCTCTTAAAATCTATCGGGCACCCAAACTTGATGGAACAATCTGGTCGATGAAGACGATGCAACCGTTCTTTCCATGTCTTGAAAAGCTCTTCAAGACGGAAAACATTTCTGGAATTAATGAATACGGTGTCAGACTTTCAAGCCCTATTGATACAATCATTGATGAGAAGCACGTGCGGGTTGCGGGTCAGATCATTCCGGTTCATCGCAAGACAACCATGATTTTGTCTCCTTTTAAGACGATGCGTGGTGACTATGGTGCTTTTGGTGTCCCAAAGCGGACTGACATCGCAGATGATATGCAGGAGCGTATGCAGAGCCCTCATACGGCTGCGTATGTAGGTGCAATTACGTCAATCGCACTGTCAGAGTCTGCGTGTGTTCACTTTCCCAAGGTCTATGGAGTATATGCAGGTCTTGCTGGCTCTCATACGATTGATATTTCTGATGACTACGAAGATCTAACGGAAAAGGGGTGGTTTGCAGATAAGATTGGCAAGACATTTGAACTCAAGCTCCGTACTGCCGGTCATGATGCTGAGTTTAGTCATACACGCCGAGCCCGTGTTGCTCTGGAAACGGGCGAGGATGTGGATCTTGGTGATATTGAAGACGTTGAAGCCGATCATGTAAGTAACCCAGATACTGAACACCCTATTGAAGGTTACGATGTTGCGTCATCTGAATCACCTGAACTGGAGGACGATGACTCGGATGAAGAAGATGTCTACGACATTGAATCATGTGCCTGTTCAGATGGAACAAATGAGGAGGAAGGAGAGGAAGAGGAACCCGAACCATTTGCATGGGCTACATTTACAGATGTCCCTGTGGTTACAACTGTCATGGAAGTCTGCGAGGGAACATTCTATGAGCTTGTGAAGATCCATCCTGAACCGCAGAAGCACGTTGCGTGGGTCTCACAGATTGTGTTTGCGCTTGCGTATGCTCAGCGTAATTTTGGCTTCACTCACAATGATCTCCACGGAAACAATGTGATGTATGTCAAGACTGATCAAACTCATTGTTTGTATGCGTATGGTGGTCAGGCGTACAAGGTTCCTACATTTGGATACATCATGAAGATTATTGACTTTGATCGCTCAATTGTCAGCCTTCGTCTTACAGGTCTGAAGGAAGCTAAGATGTTCATGAGTAGTCAGTTTCAAGAAGATGAAGAAGCGGGTGGTCAGTACAATATGGAGCCGTTTTATGACAATAAACACCCACACATCAGCGCTTCATCATCATTTGACCTGGTTCGATTTGCTACGTCAGTCTTTTGGGATATGTTTCCCAAGGGACCGAAGGAGGATAATAAGCACCCATTGTTTGCGATCTTCCTGCAGTGGATGAAGCAGACCGATGGCACATCTGTCATGTTTCGCGCAAAGATGGATAACCATGACCGCTACCATGGATTTGACTTGTACAAGGCAATCGTCCGGTATTGCGTAGATACAGCTGTTCCTAAGAAGGAGATCAGTCGGATGGTCCAATACCGTGCTACGCCATCCGCTGCTCAGCTGGGAGACGCGTTGGTGATTGATATTTAACACTGGGGTGAAAATCCAATTGTTTCCAAGAATGCTGAATTTACACCATATGCGTAGTGTAACACTTCACCCGCAACAAACCACGCAATCAATGATTTCCATAAGGGAACATTGAAGAAGAATGTAGTTAACAAAGCCAAACCAATTGTTCCTAAAATATCATTCAAGGCGAGGCCCATGAAGCGCGTTGAATGAAATCCCTTTTCTCGTTCTCCGAGAGCATTTGCATAAGGGCAGCCCATTTACGATTACATCTACACTAAGAAATAATGCCATCGGCCGAAGAGCTTCGGAAACTAGGAAATCACAAGAACGCTCTGGAGAAGTTTCTTGAGATCGCTACATTTGAAGTTAAAGCTGCTGCTGGTTTTGGAAATACAACTGTTATGATTGACGCACCACCATCAATTAAACAAGATGTAGCAAGGTTTCATCTTCTCAAGACGTTTCCTGATTGCAAAATTACAAGGAACTTGTTTAGTCCTCATTTTAAGATTGATTGGTCATAAGTCTTCTTAGCTTCCTCTAGAGTGTTCTTGTCTTTTTCGGCTTGTACGTGCTCACCACACTTGTATTCAATCGTCTGTGTAGGACCTTTAGGATAGAATAGGGTGATTTTTGAATTACATAAATGGTCAGCTCCCAGCCAAATACCGTGTAGCCCTGAAAGGTCAATCATTCTTCCTGCAACACGAACTACGCGCGACATAATGTTTATATATGCTTATCTTAAAACTCCGGCTTACCAACGAACATCTCCTGTGCGGCTACAGTCGCAGATGTGACCGTATCGACAACAGCAGACGTCGTTTCCGTGCCGAGTGAATATAGAACACCCGTTGTTAGAACACCCGATCCGGCAACGATCTTCCCGAGATCGGTGTAATCAACCGGCTGGGTCTTTGCACGACGGTCGAGCACATACAGGAGGGCCGCCACAATCATTACTGCGGCGACAACCATTCCGAGTGTTTGATAGTCTGTCATTTGCTCTTTCAATGTGGATTGGTTTAGACATAGTTAGACGCATTAAATGTCCAGCTTCACAACCCCTGCAGGCTTGGCGGCGGGCTCCTCCTCTTCATCATCAAAATCGAGCTTGATATCTTCACCCATCTGGAGGCGAGGGCGCTCTTCCTCTTCATCATCCTCATTATCCGTTTCAAACTCGACGGTCTCAGAAGCACCAAAGCTGAGAGCAGGCTTCGGAGGCTCAACCATCTCAGGCTCAGGAGGACGGGGTGTGTCAGCCCTCTTCTCAGGCTCAGGAATGGATGCAGGTGCCGGAGGTGCAGTACGGGCTTGGAAATACGCCTTGCTGATGTCCTTCCACGGGATAAAGCTATCAATGACCTCATCCAGAGTTCCACCAAGCATCGTCTCGATATCACGACGGTTACGGGACTGCTGCTCCGAAGTTACATCAATTGTCTTAAAAAGATACGCATTTGACCAGCACTTGCGGGCAGCAGCCTTGTACAGGGTGAAAATGAACTTGCTCAGAGAAGGCCGATCAAACTCAATGTTCACATGAGCCTCATCAGACTGCTGAAGAGACGCAAATGCGCGGATGTAACTGACAAACACACCGAGCAGAAGATCCTCCATGTACTCACACTTTGACACCTTCTCAATACGAGCAACCTCCGTGGACAGAACATCATCTGTCCACTGAGGAACGCGGGTCAAAAGGTTCTGGAACGTCTTAAGAGTCTCACCAGGCTGCTTGTTGCGAACACATGCTGTCTTTGCGTTATCATAAATACTCCAGAGACCGTCCGCTACATGAGGGATAAGAACGCGGCTCAAATTCTCACGAAGAGACTGCTTAACAAAGTCGGTGCTCATTTACTTAGACAGAGCGAAGAGAGGAATGTCAATACGGACGCAGAATGCCACGGTTTGTCTTGATTTTAATGGTCAAGAATGAGGAGAAGATCATCAAGCGATGTATGGAGGCCGTGGAGGGAATTGTTGATGCGTATGTGATTACGGATACTGGCTCAACTGATGATACGACTGACATTGCGATGACGTTTTTGAGGCACCACGAAGGCTGTCTTAATGTAGATACATGGAAGAACTTTGGTCACAATCGCACTTTGAGCTTCAAAAATGCCCAAGACTACTGCAAGGCAAAGAAGTGGGATCTTAAGGATTCGTATGGACTTCTGCTTGATGGTGATATGGTCTTTGTTCCTGGAAAGCTGAAGGAGCAAGCCCTTGGAGAGTTGGGATACACGATGATCCAGTCTGCTGGAAACCTCGACTATCCAAACACGCGTCTTGTTCGCATGGATTATGATTGGATCTGTCGTGGAGTTACTCACGAGTACTGGGATGGTGAGTGCAAGCCATTATCTAAGGACATTTGCTACATTGATGATCGCAATGATGGAGGCTGTAAAGAGAACAAGTTTCCTCGCGATCTATCACTTCTGCTTCAGGGTGTTCAAGATGAGCCAAGCAATGTTCGCTATATGTTCTATCTCGCACAGACCTATCATTCTATGGGAATGTGGGAGAAGGCCATTGAAGCCTATAAGAAGCGGATCGAAGCGGGTGGTTGGTTCGAGGAAGTTTGGTATTCCCACTACATGATCGCAAAGACCTACGAAATTCTTCAAGATGCGTATCAATTTGAGGAGTGGGTCCAGCGGGCATATGCTTTTTATCCTGGACGTGCGGAGGCCCTGTATCACCTTTCAAAATATTTCCGCGTAAAGGGAGATCACTTTAAGGCCATGCATTACATTCGTATTGGAAAACAGATCCCTCTTTCGAAGGACTCTCTTTTCATTGAGCGTGATATCTACCTTGGTCTTTTTGACTATGAGGAGTCTGTATGTCGCTATTACACGATGGGAACAAAGCGCGAGGCTCTTCGTGACTCAATGAAGTATCTCATGACAGACAAACCCTTTCCCGATAGTGTCTATGCAAACATGAAGTTCTATATTGAGGTCCTTGAAGGTGAGTCCACACCTTATCCCGTTCATCGCGATCTATTTGGACCGAACTTCCATCCCGCACACATCTCGATCTCGGCACCCTATCACAATATCCGGTTTGTGAACTACAATCTGAACCACACGAATACAACCTATACGATGAAGGATGGTTGTTATTCCGATCATAATCCAGTGATGACCCATAATGCGTGCTATAATGAGATCACGAAGGAGGTAGTTCTGATGGACGATACATCTACTAATCTGCCTCGTGTTCCCGCGCACGTGAAGGGGTTGGAGGATGTTCGTCTGTATCGCGACAAGCTTGGTGATCTTTGCTTTTCTGCGACCGTAGCAGAGTATGTTCCATGGCATGCTGTGATGCGTGGGAAGTACGATCCAGATACTGGCAAGTATCGTGATTGTATTGTCATGGAGTCGCCAGTCGGATCCAAATGTGAAAAGAACTGGCTTGCGATCACTGGGACGGATGATGTGATTTATCACTGGTTTCCTCTTCAGATTGGCAAGTTCCGTGGCGCAAAGATGGACATTCATACACGCCATCCTACACCTTGGTTCTTTCGTCATCTTCGTGGATCTGGGGCACCTGCTCGTACTAAAAATGAGCTCTGGGCACTAACCCACTTTGTAATCGGAGAGCACCCTCGTAATTACTATAGTTGTATCGTTGTACTGGATGACAAGAGTTATGTGCCCAAGCGTGTATCAGTTCCCTTCCTCTTTCATTCCACCCACGTCGAGTTCTCTATGAACATCCGCGTGGAAGGAAAAAATATTAAGTGTATTTATTCGACGTTGGATGATAACCCATGCGAGATCACATTTCGTATTAAGGACGAGGATTGGATTCAAGTGTAAAGGTGGCGCCAGGACTCGTTGACCTGCTTGGTCTCAACTAGTAGTGCCTTAATATCCTCTGGTGTAACAGCCATCGGAAGCTTGACCGCCTTGTAGAACGGATACTCCTTCGCCGTCTTCTCATCTGCAATACGCAGAAGGTTGATGCGTGTAACCAGGGTCTCAACTGCGCGGATCAGGACACGGACACCTTCCTCCTCGTTTGAGTACTCGGAGATCATGAACTTAATCGCGTCATCCGTAATGGTTAGATCATCCTGCATTGCGAGACGCTCAAGAACCTGCGGCCACACATACTGCTTCAGGATTGACTTCTTGTCATCTGCGGTGTATCCTGTGCATGTGATGACTTGCATACGGTCCTTCAAGATCGGGTGGACCTTGGACTCGTCATTGAATGAGAAGACGAACAGGCACTGGCTCAAATCAAAGTCAACTCCCGCAAAGTAACGGTCGTGGAAATGAGAGTTCTGCGACCGATCTGTCAAGTGAATGAGCATTGAAATGATCTCCTCGCCATGTGCTGTCGTGGAGACCTTGTCCAACTCATCGAAGTAGATCACCGGGTTCATACAACGGGCTGACATCACCGCATCCGCAATGCGTCCCCAAGTGGCACCCTCATAAGTGTAGGAGTGACCTACAAAGTTAGCCGAGTCGGATGCACCGCCCAGTGAGAAGAATTCAAACGGACGCTTGAGAACTTCCGCAACACCATGACGAGCGAATGATGTCTTACCAACACCCATCGGTCCCTTGAGGGCAATCACATTGCCAACTGATGCCGGGTTTGCAATCCATTGAGCAACAATCTGCATGATCTGTGCCTTGGCGGCCTGCATTCCGTATACAGCATTGTCCATTGTAACCTGTGTATCTGCCAGGAACTTGGAGCACCCAACACGGTCATCCTTGAACTTCACTGGAAGGGGGACAACATTTCCAAACGGGATCCGAAGGAAGCCATCCACCCACGTCTTGAGCTTGTGAACCTCACCGCTGTCAGGATCCATCTCGTTGAGGACGTTGATCTTGCGGATCACAGATGCCTTGAGGGAATCCGGAATAGGCAGCGCAAGGACGCGGAACTTATACGGAACCTCGCCATCTGACACGAGCTTTGCAAGTCCTTTCATCTGCTCATTGAGCTTGCGACGCTTTGACTTGGAAAGCTCCTCAAAGTACTCTTCCTCCTCATCATTCAAGCTGAGAGCCGGTGTATAATCCTCCTCTTCCTTCTTCTTTCGCCGGCCACGAAGTCCAGGAACCATGCCCTTCTCGGGGCGAACGTACTTGTCCATCAGCTTGGCGATAAAGGCATCTTCCTCCTCCTCGGACTCCGACTCGCTCTCCTCCTCAATGTCAACGCGACTAGGTCCGCGCTTATCAAATGAGTGGATGTGAAGCTTGACAGAGATCTTGGCGCCCTTAGGAAGCTTAAGTGACTGCTCTTCGGCGTCCTCTTCATCTTCCTCATCTTCTTCATCTTCATCTTCCTCATCTTCTTCATCTTCCTCCTCCTCGTCCTCCGCATCATCGTCTTCCTCAGGGGTATAATCAAGGTCCTCCTCATCCTCCTCCTCCTTTTTGGTCTTAAGGGTGTCATCGTCCACCCAAACTACCGGAGCCTTTCGATTACGAAGATTGTAACGTTTCGGTGCCATTCTTGCTGCTTCATAATATTTAAAACAAAGTCACATCCATTTTTAATGGAAGACATCGCCGATATTGTGAAAGATCTCGACGAGGAAAACAACCGGGCCGCGGCGAGCGACCCAGGTACGATTACAAGTCTCTCAATCGTAAAAACATTTTTAAAGAACCACCCAGTTCTTTGTTACGGTGGGACTGCAATCAACAACCTTTTGCCCAAGAAGGACCAATTTTATGACCCCAAGGTTGATGTGCCCGACTATGATTTTTTTAGCAAGACACCTCAAGCCCATTCTGTGGTCATCGCAAATCAACTCCGAGCTCATGGCATCACATCCGTTGAAGTTAAGCCAGGCATGCACATCGGTACATTCAAAGTTTTTGCTGATTTCACAGGAGTAGCCGACATCACCAGCTTGGATGAGGATATTTTTGATCGTTTATGGGACCAGGCGGAGGTTCGCGCTGGAATTCACTATGTTCCCCCAAACTTTCTGCGTATGTCCATGTATCTGGAACTGAGCCGCCCACATGGAGATGTGAGCCGATGGGAAAAGGTATACACTCGATTACAGCTCCTGAACAAGGCCCATCCAGTTACATGTAAGAAGGATAATGCCCGTGTTCATGATGAGCTTACAGAAGAACAGCAGAGGGGTGTGATGAAACTTTTGAAAAATGAGCCGGTTGTTCTTCTTAGTGTGAGTGCAGCAGAAGTTCATTTGGATACAAACTGGACAACGCCGATTGGTCTTCTGGCAGAACGCGAGACAATTGAGCGGCTCACAAAGGGAGAAAAAGTGGTCGTTGATGAAGAGAATGACATTCTTCCGCGTCGTACTGCAGTTATGAGCTCAGATGGCAAGAAGTCATTGTTTCGGTTCTACGAGACAACCGCATGCCACAGCTACCATCAAATGGAAAATGGTATTCGTGTTGCAAGTATTCCGACAATTCTTCAGTTCTTTTTTGCCTACTTGTACTCGGGCGCTCATGAGGAAAATGTTGCGAGCATTCTTTGTATCGCACAACGATTGGTGGATGTTGCGAACTCAAAACCGAAGAGGCGGTTTGCTATCTTGACTCCCAAGGAATGTATTGGGATACAAGAAAGTTTTGTTGAGATGAAACGTCACAAGGCTGAGTTATATGAGGATCTCAGTAAGGACAAATCATCGAAGAAGTTTTTGGAATATTTCTTTAACTACAATCCGGCAGATCCTGCCTCAAAAAAGAAGGCTAAAACTGCTCTGAAGAAACTCAAGGAAACTACACAGGAGGGAAGTTCCCGTTCCGATACGTCAGAATGAACTTCGTAGGATCCGATTGAGTATTTCCATTGTATGCAAGACCCGCACATGTGATACACGAAGCTCCAGCTCCGACGTTCGACGAGACCTCTTTGATACCCTGAAGATATTGAAGATAGTAGTCATTACCATTACGGATACGAGGACGAACAGCATTTGGTGCGTTCGAGTTGAAGAGCTGGTACATTTGACGCACGCGAGCTTGTGCAATGAAATCAGATGCGTCCTTGAGGCGCATACCCGTAATTCCCTTAAACGAAGATGTTGTATCGGCAGACACTAGACTATTTTGACCACCGGCACTCATTACATCCTACAAAGAATTAAGTTCGACCTGTGTACCAGCTCATATCAAAATACTGAGGTCCTGATGGAGCCACACGCAAATCATTTGTTGGAACATTCGCTGTCAACGCTGCCACTTCGGCCGGTGACAATGAACGCGGGGTATATTGAAGATTTGAAAGAACACCATCCCAGCCAGATACAGAGCTTGAGCCCATCGTTACATTGCTCTCATTCTGCTTAGGGAGTTGGAGAAGTGTGTGGTGTTGGCGGATTACACCATTGATGTAAACATCAACCGAATCTTGATCCACTACAATCGCAAAGTGGATCCATTTGTTGGCGGTGATATTTGAAATCAAGATTGTTTCAGGTGTATTTGCGTATGTATTCACCACAACCAGAAGCGCATTTGAGGTTGTATCCAAATACAATCCAGGACAATCACCCTTTGTAAAAATCAACCTCTTTTTACCAAAGTTATACGTGAAATCCTTCACGAGGATCCAACCCGTATATGTGAATGTCGCACCCTGCTGTTGATTGAACGACCGTTGAAGCGCACTTCCTGGAGTATCTTTCACCTCCTTACCCGAAATAGATCCCGCCATGATATCTATGGCATCAGTTGTCTTTGAAGGCGGCGAAACAATACGCCAAACGATCAATCCAATAAGGACGACCGCAGCGACTGTTGC